CGTCGATGTTACCATCTGCGGTTCCTCGAACAGCAGCCCAACCGTCCACACCAGCCGAGAAATCACTGGTGTAAACCGCCGTCTGCGTCCCCCACTGATCCGCCGGATTCACTCCGGTCGTGATAAGCTCGGTGACATCACCAGCGGACAGTGCGCGGTTGAAGACGACGAAACGGTAGATCGACTGGTCGAAGACTTGAGACGCTATAAAGTAACCGCCGACTCGAAGATTTGCTGCTGCGCTGAGACTGATATTTCCAGTAGTGTTTGTGAGTGTGTATGCGGATCCGTTGACGTAAACAGAAAATACACCAGCACTACGCACCAAAACGAAATCAACAATTTGCCCAGCAAATGCAGCTCCAGTAAATCCAGTGATGGTTGCATTGGAGGCAACCCCGCCAATTGTCTTATCCAAGCCGTAAGCACCCGAAGATGTTGTCAGTCCCAAAAAGTTGGTTCCATCCTCTACCATCGAAAATACGGCTTTAGACGTTGTCTGTGAAATTTTGAACCGACACCAGATTGAGAAGTCACCCGTGCCAATGGCTTGACCCGTCAGCGTCGAGGAGATGCGCGTATCTGTCGTCGCCCCATCGAACGCCACGGCAGCGTAGTCGCTCGCGGCGGCGCGGATGGCGGAGGGGTTCTGGCCGGTGTAAGAAGTGAACGAGCCGGTGGCGGTGATAGCGTCGCCCACAGCGTCACCGAGCGTCACGGCTCCATTGCAGACAACAGCACCGGTGAAGGTGGATGCGCCGGTAACGCCGAGGGTGCCACCGACAGTAGCTCCTCCGGTCACCCCGAGGGTCGTGCCGACGGTGGCCGCGCCGGTGATGGCGGCGGATGCGAGGGTGGCGGTGCCGCCGGATCCGAGGATGTTATTAACGCTGATCTTCTTGGTAGTACCAGAAGCCGCCATTGTCGTATCCGAAATATCAACAATCGGTAATACATCGCTAGCCGGATCAGCGGCGGTTAACGCCGTCAGTGCTGTAATCTTTGTATCTGCCATATCAGTTAACTGTTAGAATGAATTTATCGGATGCTTCGGTTAAAATGAGATCTGTTCCCTGCTCGGTAGCCATTCGATCGTAGGTGCCAAAAGACAACACGATCTTTCCCACTCCATCCTCTTGCAAGACGAAGAACTCATCCTCCTGCAAAAGATCCCGGCGCATGATCGGCGGATCAACCGGGATGACGTTTCCGCCACCGGTCGAGGTCAATCGTGTTCCGAGAGCGAGAGTCACAGTATCAAGATTGGATCACTCCGTTGGTTGCCCACACCACACCGCTTGAAAGCTGGAAACTGGTGATAGGAGCCTGAATAGTGATGCCAGCGGGAATGGTCACGGTTGAGAATGTACCCACAATGTTCCCACCAGAAATGCTGGAGATAACGGTGGGGGCCAAGAACGTGAGCGCAACAAAGTTGCCGGTGTAGGCAGAAGTGTCTTGCACCAGTCGGCCACCACCAACGCCCATCGAATACTCCATTGCCAGGTTAGAATTTGCGCTCATATATCCCAGATCTTGCGAATTTGATTCTTGCTGAAAGTGCTTTCAAAGCGGGAGCCCTGCCGGTCTTCCATCCGGCTGAATCCCTTCTTCACATGGTCCTTGAGTTCGGCCTCGCGGGCAAAACCGGTGACCCCGAAGCGGGCCACCGGCTGTCTGCTCCAACGCTTGCCATCAAGGACAATGGAATCAGTACCCATCGGAGCGATATGCTCGATGGACTTGCCATTGCTCTCGAAGGTGTAGATCGGCATATCAGGATTCCATCTCGCTGTCGTACTCGGCGACCATGTCGCGCATACCCTTCTCGTCCATGGGGCCTTCCATTTCCTTGTCGCCCTTGGACTCGTACTCGGCGGGCATACCGTTCACACTGCGGATCTCGACGTAAGCCTCGCCGTTTTCGAGCTTCTTGAGAATACCGCGAACTTCCTCTAGGACAACTTCATCACCAATTTCAGGGGAAGCCTGTTGGCCATCCTCCATGTCGGTGGAAAGAGCCTCGACCGGAATAGAAATCATGGGCGCATTGTTGTCAGCCTCATCACATCCGCAAGCGGAATGAGAAGGGGCATCACCGATTGCTCGATGACGCCCCTTTGGGCTGACGGCAATCACCATGATGGTGGCCGTCTTGGATCGCATATTACAGCGTGGTCGAGGTCTTAGTACGATGCACCAAGTACCACACCGGGTTGTTGGTGTTCGTAGCCGAAGTGTTACCAGCGGCCAAACGCAGAGCGGCAAAGTACAGCTTCACACCAACGGTGACCAACTGGTTCAACGGATCGCTCTTGTCGGGGGTATCGGTGATCACGATCTTCGGAGACAACGGATCATCACCGGTCAGGGCGGGGATACCAAACGCCTCGTTACCGAGGAAGAACGAGGCAATGATGTCCTTGCCAGCCGTCAAGCCGCCGCCAGCAGGCGTAGCCTGATAAATGAACTCATGGGCATCGGTAGCGGAGCCGGTGCTGACAAACGAGTTGGTCTGGTTGACCACGCGGCAACCGTAGATGGAACCCACCTCGCCCTTGTAGAACGGGGTACCCTTGTTGCCGTAGTTGGAGGCGTTCAACCAATCGGCATCACGCATCAGGTCGCGGGAAACGCGGGGGTCGGTCGCTAGGACGTAGCCACCGTTGATCATCGGAGCGCGGTTGCGCTTCAGACGGGTCATAGAATCGAGGACAGCCGACGCGGTCATCGTAGCATTCGCGGCAGTAGTCGCGCTGTTCAGATCAGAGAAGCTCTGTGCGGTCAGCGTGGCGGGGTTACCGTACACCTTGATACCCGTGGGGTTCGCGTTCGCATTGACGTTTACGGCGTCCTCGTTGGAAATCGAGGATTCGATACCAGTACCAATCGAGGAACCGCTGGCCGAAAGGTTGGAACCGATCAGGGTGTTACGAATCACCGAGTCAACCCAGAGGGCCATGTCCAGACCGCTGGTCTTGGTGGCCTGCTGCAAGCTGTTGAACAGGTCGGTGGCGCGGAGGATGTCGGTCAAACCGATCACCTGACCGTACTGCGAGAGCGTCTTTTCAAGACGGTTCAGAGACAGAGCGCGGTAGTTCGCCGTGCTGATAGGCGCACCTTCGCCCGCAACAGTCAGGTTCTGGACGCTGCTGATGCTCGGGGCTCCGAAACGGAACATCGAGATCGCTTTGTTACCGTTGTTCTTGGGGATCGGGGCCTTCATGCCGAACTGATCAAGAATCGTCTCCTGCTGGACGATCGAGAGCAGCTCCTTGCTGAAGTAGTTCTGGAACTGGAGTTGAATGCCGGTTGAACCGGAAGTAGTGATAGGCATATTTTAGTTGAGGTTGTGCTACTAGGCTGCTTCCCGGTCGAACTCTCGTGCGGCTCGCATGAGCGCATCCCTCTGCTCCTTGAGGGATAGCTTGGAAAAATCTTTTTCCTCTGCTTTGAGTTGTCCTGCCGGAACGCTTTTCCCAATAGCGGTCTTCTGCTGGAGCTTACTGAGCTGTTCTTTCAGAGCCTT